ATTCTCCAAATTTAAAAGAGTATACTCTGGACATTTTCATCACCAATCATCAAAAGGTAATATTAAATACCTTGGTAATCCATATGAGATGTTTTGGAATGATGTAAACGCAAAAAGAGGATTTCATTTATTTGAACCATCTACGTTGAATCTGAAATTCTTTCAGAACCCTTATAAGATGTTCAAGAAAATTTTCTACAATGAAGATATCTGGGACTTTAAAAAATTTAATGCGGCTGAATATAAAGACTGTTATGTAAAACTTATTGTAGAACAAAAGAAAGACTCTTTATGGTTTGATCGTATTGTAGAAAAACTATATGATGCTGGGGTACATGATTTAAAAATTATTGATGATACTGTTGTAGAATCCTCGGTAGATAATGTAGAACATGTAGACACATTGACTACATTGAATAGATATATAGAAGAAATAAATGAAGATTTAGACAAAGACGAATTAAAAAATATTATTAAATCTATCTATTTGGAAGCCTGCGAAATACATTAATGCATTACATACTCACACTACACGGAAAAGAAAGTGAAGGTGCTTATGCTGTAACCGCACAAGACGGTAGTAAAATTCTTCAAATTTTTGAAGAACGTGATGATGCAGAACGTTTTGTTGGTCTTCTAGATGCTATGGAGCATCCACCAATGACTGTCTATGAAATAGAATGTGAACAGGCCATTGCGGCATGTGAGAATTTCGGGTATAATTATACTATCATAACCCCAGACGATTTCGTAATTCCAACTCAAGAAGAATATGATTACATTTGAAAATATTACATATAAAAATTTTCTTGCTTCTGGCAATACCCCAATTAAAATTAATCTAAAGACACATGACACAACATTAATTGTTGGTCAGAATGGTGCTGGTAAAAGTACAATGATTGAAGCAATTGTATTTGCTTTATTCAACAAGTCTTTTAGGAAAGTAAATAAACAACAACTAATTAATTCCATCAATGAAAAAGATTGTTTGGTCGAAGTTAGATTCTGCATTGGTAATAAAAAATATAAAGTCATCCGTGGGATGAAACCAAATAAATTTGAGATTTGGGTAGATGGTAAGATGCTTGATCAAGTATCATCTGTTCACGATCAACAAAAATATCTAGAACAAAATATTCTTAAATTAAACTATAAATCATTTACTCAAATTGTAATCTTAGGAAGCGCTTCATTCGTTCCCTTTATGCAACTGCCTGCTGCATCACGTAGGGAAATCATTGAGGATCTTTTAGACATTCGTATTTTCTCTACAATGAATGTAATTCTGAAAGACCGTGTTAAGGTTACTAGTGAAGAAATTAAGGAGAATGATAGAAGTATAAAATTTTTGAAAGAGAAAGCAGAAATGCAACAAAGTCATCTTCATAGACTTGAGAAATCTGCTAGAAAAACATTAGATCAGAAAGAACATAAAATTGTAGAAATTGAAATAAAAAATAATAAGTTAGAAAAACTTATTGATGAGATACAAAAAGATATGGAGAAGTTTACTTCTGAACTTCTTGATTCATCTGAAATTCAAGCCGGTATTAAAAAATTAGAGAAACAAATCACAACCAATACTAATTTAATTACAAGATTAGAAAAAGAAAAAACATTTTTTGATTCTAATGATAAATGTCCTAAGTGTACACAACCTTTACCTGAACACTTAAAAGAACACCATATCAATGAAAGCGATAAAATTATCAAACAATCATCTGATTCGTTGATACAATTTAGAAATCAGATTACTGATCTAACTAAAAATCTTGAAATTATTGCTGATAATAATCAATGTGTTTCAACTTACAATTGGGAAGTTAAAAGTAATCTCTCTGAAATTAAGAAAAACAATTTAGTGATCAGAGAAATTCGTGGAGAGATTGAGGATATTAAAAATAATACAAATGATATTGATTGTGAAAGAAAGAAACTTACTGAAATAGCTACTGAAGGTATGACTATTCATAAGAGAACTAAATCATTAAAATCAAATAAGTATAACTATGATATTGTTACATCATTTTTAAAAGACACAGGCATTAAGAGTCATATCATCAAGAAATATTTGCCTGTTATGAATCAAATGATTAATAAATATCTTAAGGAACTTGACTTCTACGTCAATTTTACATTAGACGAAGAATTTAACGAAAGCATTAAATCTAGACATCGTGATGATTTTTCATATTCTTCTTTTTCTGAAGGTGAAAAAATGAGAATTGATCTTGCTCTAATGTTTACATGGAGATCAATTGCTAAACTTAAAAACTCTGCAAATACAAATTTATTAATTTTAGATGAAGTATTTGATTCTTCTCTGGACGTTGGTGGAACTGATGAATTCATGAGAATTATCAGAGGTGGTCAACCAGATACAAATATATTTGTTATATCCCATAAGAGTGAAGTGATGCATGATAAATTTGATCGTGTGCTTAAATTTGAGAAAAAGAAAAACTTTAGTAAAGTAGAAGTCACATAAGATATACTTATCGGTTTGCTCTTGACTCTTGTGGGGTTTAGCGGTATTATAGCCATATACCAAAAGGGGTCTAATGAACCAGGGAGTCAAAACCAATCTCGCAAAACTCCTTGCTACCGAAAACTTGGTGGTGGAGCACAAGAATGTTGAGACTGCATCTTTTGATGTTAAGAACAGAATTCTGACACTTCCTATTTGGCAAGTCAGTAATGAAGTTTATGATATGTTGGTGGGACATGAAGTTGGACATGCTCTCTTCACTCCTGAAGAATGTTTTGCACCAAACATTCCATCATCTTTTATCAATGTTGTTGAAGATGCTCGTATTGAACGTAAGATTAAAAGTACATATCCTGGTATCGTAAAATCTTTTTCCGTTGGTTACAAAGAACTTAACAGTAAGAATTTCTTTGATACCGAAGACAAAGATCTAATGAAAGAGTTTAAGTTAATTGATCGTATCAATCTACACTTTAAACTAGGTATTCATGATGTAAGTTTTGTTGTCCCCTTCAAAAATGAAGAACAACAATATGTTGAACAGGTTCGTAATGCTGCTACTTTTCAAGATGTTTTAGATGCAGCAAAAAGTATTCATGAATTTATGAAATCAGATCAGGAAACTGAACTGCCAATGCCATCTATTCCTCCTTCTCCTGAAGGTACTCCTGGTCCCGTAGACACGGTTGAATCTGAAGAACCAGTTGAGTCTCATACAGAAAGTTTTGAAACACCTGAAGAAAAAACTGAGAGTAGTAAATCCAAAGATAATATTCCAGTCGGCGAAGTTGATGATGAACCTAAAGAGGAAAGTTCTGAAGAGGAGTTTGATGTAAAAACTCAAGACTCATTCTCTTCTCGTCAAAATGAACTTATTTCTAATGAGAAGTGGGAGTATGTAACGCCTCCTACTATTGACTGGGAAAATTTTATTACGTCTAACGAAGAATTCCATGAAGACTTTACGGAGTTTGAAAACGAATTTCGTAATAAATTTTCAGAGTTCGCCCCTAAAATGTTTGACAGTTGGTATGACGAACTGAAAGCTTTCAAAAAAGAAAGTGCAAAAGCTGTATCTTTCTTGGTCAAAGAATTTGAGATGAAAAAGAGTGCCAAAGAGTACAATCGTTCTTTCATGTCAAAGACTGGTGTTCTAGATACAAACAAGATTTACTCTTACAAGTGGAATGAAGATCTCTTTAAAAAGAGTAATGTAATTCCTACAGGTAAGAATCATGGTCTTATCATGTTTGTTGACTGGTCTGGTTCTATGGCCTCAAACATTCAAGCAACTATCAAACAATTGATCAACCTTGTACAGTTTTGTGCTAAGGTAAATATTCCGTTTGAAGTTTATTCTTTTGTTGAAAACCGATCTGATCTTGATTGCAAACGACCAGAAGGTTTAGACACTGAAATTTCTGTTGGTTCAGGTTTCAATCTAGTTCAGATGTTTACCTCTCAGAAAGGTTCTGCTAAATTAGACGAACAGATTAAAAAATGCTGGTTACTTGTCAGTTTTATTTCTCGTAACTATTTTGGATATGGTCAAACAGAAGATCATATGCGAAAGTATGAAATGGGTAGTACTCCTTTGAATGAAACTATTTTTGCAGCAATTTACTTGTATAAAAAGTTTCGTAAAAATAATTCAGTTGAAAAAGTTAATACAGTTTTTCTTACAGATGGAGAATCTAATCAACTTTCATGTAATAAAAAACGTGTCAATTCTTTAACAGGTGAAGAGTATGTAGTTCGTCGTCCTGTATCTCGTATGTACGATACTTTTATTGCTTTCCGTGATCCTAAGACTGGATACCAACAACATAAACTCTGGGATCCTACTAAGTCTTATAGTACTACTTGGTCTACTGTATCAATAGATCTGACTGGTAAGTTGCTTCAATATTATCGTTGGATGACTAACTGTAATGTAATTGGTTACCGATTGTCTTCTGAAATACCTAGTAGTATTCTTAAAGCAAGTGAACTTTCCTATGACAATTTCAGAAAACTGTGGAAAAAACACAGTTATGTGATTGAGAAAAATCTAGGATACAGTGAACTATATGCTGTAAAAGTCAACCGTGATTTCCGTGGCGAGACTCAGGAAATGGATGCAAACTCCAATTCCACTCAGAGTAAACTGAGAAACGAGTTCAGGAAACATGTTAAAAGTAAGAGTTTCAATAAGATAATCTTATCTAAATTCGTCGATCAAATCGCTTGACCGCTGCTAGCGGTTCTGTTATACTGTATGAGTAACCAAGAAAAACCAATGTCCGTTTCCACCGAAAAACTGATCGAGTACCTTTCTAGTGAGTATGGTTCTAAAGTCACCCGTGTCGAACTTACTAGTGCATCTGAATACCTAGGTATGTCTCTGTCCACTACGATCAATCGGCTGTCTGATTATAAGTCTGGTCGTGGTGTGTGGAATTTGAGTGTTCAGGAAACACGAGATCAACTGGAAACTCAATTTACCGATCGGGAAGAAATGAACCTTATCCCACTCAAAGATAGTAATTTTGTCCCGTTCGGGAACTTTAATGACCTTAAGAAAATTATTAAGTCTAGAGTTTTCTATCCAACTTTCATCACTGGTCTGTCTGGAAACGGTAAAACTGTTTCTGTGGAACAAGCATGCTCCCAACTAAATAGGGAGTTGATCCGAGTTAACATTACTATCGAGACTGATGAAGACGATCTTATTGGTGGTTTCCGTCTTGTCGATGGGGCAACTGTTTGGCATAACGGACCTGTCATTGAAGCACTTGAAAGAGGAGCAATCCTGCTACTCGATGAAGTTGACCTTGCTAGTAATAAAATCCTCTGTCTCCAGTCCATCCTTGAAGGTAAAGGTGTGTTCTTGAAGAAGATTGGAAAATTTATCCAACCTTCTCTAGGATTTAATATTGTTGCGACTGCAAACACTAAAGGTAAAGGTTCAGAGGATGGTCGTTTTATTGGAACTAATGTTCTCAATGAAGCATTCCTTGAACGATTTGCTCTTACATTTGAACAGGAGTATCCTACCCCTACTGTGGAATCTAAGATCCTACAAAGTCTTGCAACTTCAATGTCACTTGAGTGTGAAGAATTTGTGTCTAATCTAACACGTTGGGCAGATATTATTCGCAAGACATTTGATGAAGGAGGTGTTGATGAAGTTATTTCAACACGTCGTTTGACTCATATTCTTCGTGCTTATTCCATCTTTGGAAATGAGATGAAGTCTATTACTGTTTGTCTAAATCGTTTTGATGAAGAAACCAAACAGTCATTCCTTGATCTTTATGATAAGATCATGACTCCTTTGGAACAGGATGATGCAGATCAACAACAACTTGACGAACTCGAACTTAACTGATATAATATATGGAGTTATCCTTAACTGAAAAAGAGTGGAAAAGTATTATTTCCGCTCTTCGACTGGGTGGTGATACCGCCCTCTATCAAAAACTTAATACAGCTATCGATCTTAAAGAACGAGGCCTACCATACAAAAAAATTCTCCGTGAAAAATACGGTTATGCCATCTAACACTTTTAAATATAATGAAGACGAACTCATTCAAGAGTTACGTGATTATATTCTCAGCACTTACACTCAACACTACTCTGTTGGAAACAATGATATCCAGACTCTGGATCTAATTGAAGCAGTTGGTGATGCCGAAGCATTCTGTCGAAGTAACATCCTAAAGTATGCTTCGCGTTATGATCGTAAGGGAACTGCCCGTCGTGATCTTATTAAGATTCTTCACTATGGGTTGTTATTGCTCCACTTCTCTGATAAAACTAAAATTACTGAACCATACCCTCAATGAACATTTCCACTGAAACTCTGAATGTTTTGAAAAACTTCTCCAGTATCAGTCCATCTTTGGTGGTCAAGACTGGTAGTATTCTTCGTACTATTTCACCTATGAAGAATATCTATGCGAAGTTTCAATCCCCTGAAGTCTTTGAAAAAGATTTTGCCTTATATGATTTGAACGAGTTTCTTGGTGGTCTTTCGCTATTCAAGGATCCTGAGTTTTTATTTGATGAAACTCATGTTAACATCAAGGGTGGTCGATCTGCATCGATGTATTTTTATTCTGATGCGAGTGTGATTACTGCTCCACCAGAAAAAGATATTCCACTTCCATCAGAAGATGTTACTTTCCAACTTTCTGATGAAGATCTGAATTCACTTCTCAAAGCCTCTTCTGTCTATCAACTTCCTGACCTTTCTCTGATTGGTGATGGTCGTGAGATGCAGTTGATTGTACGAGACAAATGCAATGATAGTTCCAACACTTACAATGTATCTGTTGGTGAAACTAGTTCTACTTTCTGTTTCAATTTCAAAGTTGAAAACCTCAAAATCCTGCCTGGGATCTATAATGTAACCATCTCAAGTCCGAATCTTTCTATTTTCAGACATACTCGACTTGACCTTTGCTACTGGATTGCACTTGAACCTGACTCCACTTATGAATCGTAGAAATTTCCTTTGGGTTGAACAATATCGTCCTCAGAATGTTGAGGATTGTATTCTTAATGATGATGTAAAAAATACCTTCAAGGAATTTATCGAAAGAGGAGAGATCCCCAATCTTCTCCTTTGTGGTCCTGCTGGTATTGGGAAAACTACAATTGCTAAAGCATTGTGTAATGAACTTGGGGTAGACTCTTATGTAATCAACGGATCGGATGAAGGAAGATTTCTGGACACAGTACGAAACCAAGCAAAGAACTTTGCTTCGACCGTTTCGTTACAAGGAAATGGTAAACCAAAAGTCATCATTATTGATGAAGCTGATAACACAACCAACGATGTACAACTCCTCCTTCGGGCGAATATTGAGGCGTTTCATAGCAACTGCCGATTCATATTTACCTGTAACTACAAAAACAAAATCATTGAACCGCTCCATTCGAGATGCGCCGTCTTTGACTTCTCTTTCAAAGGAAGAGAAAGAGCTTCTATTGCATCAAAATTCTTTACGAGAGTCACAAAAATCCTTCGTGAAGAAAAAGTTGAATTTGATCCCAAGGTTGTTGCGGAAGTTGTCCAAAACTATTTCCCAGATTTCAGACGAACGCTGAATGAGTTGCAGAGATATTCTGCATGTGGTAAAATCGATACTGGTATTCTGACTTCAATGTCAGAAGTAAATCTGACTGGACTTATTGACTCTTTAAAAGGTAAAGATTTTGGTGGTGTTCGTAAATGGGTTGTTGATAATTTAGATAATGATGTCTCGGTAGTCATTCGTAAAGTCTATGATGCACTTTACAATGCACTTGAACCTATGTCTGTTCCACAGGCTGTCTTAATTCTTGCTAAATATCAGTATCAGGCTGCATTTGCTGCAGATCAAGAGATCAATACTCTTGCTTGTTTTACTGAACTTATGTGTGATTGCAAATTTAAATGATTCTTAACCCAGAAGATACCCTGTACGCATACGGTAAAATCAAAGAAGCTTACGGTTCTATCAATCGTATCGATGACTTCTTTCGTATGAAAAAAATTGAACGTATCAAAGAGATTCCTCCTACACTCTTTGGACTATCTCATGAAGATAATCTATTTCAGGATTTTTCTATGCATCCTGAAGACATGAACTTTCGTATCGTTCAACCAGATCACAGCACGTTCAACACTCTTCTGGAACTGACTGCATCATTTACCTATGAGGAAGCACCTGGTAAAGAGATGAAACTGATGATCCAGGAGACCACCACAGGCACCGCTGTGGGGTTCATCAAACTGGGATCACCCATCATCAACTCTAAACCACGCAACCAGTGGTTAGGAGGGGTTCCTGACCTTACCATTTTCAACAAGCGTGCGATCATGGGATTCATTATTGTTCCCACTCAACCGTTTGGGTTCAACTATCTTGGTGGTAAACTTCTGTCTATGATCTGCTGTAGTCATGAAGTTCGCGAAATGCTAAATAAAAAGTACAACACAGAAATGTGTTTGTTTGAAACAACATCACTGTACGGTAATATCAAAGGAACAAGTCAATACGATGGTCTAAAACCATACCTTCGTTATCGTGGAGATACAGAATCTAAATTTCTATTGACTCTTCCAGATTTTATCTATCATGATTTGAGTAAGTGGTTTATCGAAAGAAATGGTGGTCCTTTGATTCACAAAGGTGCTTCTAGTCGGAAACTTAAGATTCAAACCAAGATGATTTCTATCATCAAGAATTCACTTAAACAACATCATCCAGATCTGTATACAGAGTTTGTTGCTTTCATCAAATCAAAACAAGATGTAACAACACAGAAGCGTTTCTACATGTCCGATTATGGATATGAAAATTCCAGAGATGTTATACTTGGTAAAACTGAAACACTAATTCCAAATAAACAAAACTTCGATAAATTTTATTTGGAAAATATGGTACAATGGTGGAAACGAAAAGCTTCTAACCGTTACCAAAAACTTGTAAACGAAAATTATCTGAGAACAGATCTTGAAGTTTGGAATTCTAATACTATGGACACTATTGATATTATCAGATGAATCTAACTTCTTTTTTAAATGACGGCATTGAACGTAAAAAAACTATCCGTATTCTTGTTTATCCGAATATTACATTCTCAAAGGATCTAACAAAAGATAGTTATATTCAGGTAATCACTAACATGATTGCCGAACTTAACAATATCAGAGATGACTTGTTCTTTTACCTAGTCCTACCTGAGTATTTGGAATGTCTTGATTTTCCTAATACAAAGCAGTACTTCATAAGAGTACCAACGTATCCACCTACGATGCGATCACACTTTGATGTGTTTGAATTTAAAAAAATTGTTAGTCATGATATTGATATTGATCTAGTCTTTTCACATCTTCCTGAGCATACTCATGATGTCAAAAATGTTATCAGTAATGTAACTCATCACAGTCCTGCATACTTTGGGTATTCTCATTGGTTTGATTTGGATGATGTTGTTGCTTGGAGTCATCCAAGTTTCAATAAGAACATGCTTGGTATTCTTGAAATGAATTCTTGTTATATCAATACACAATCACAGAAGGATCTTGTTTTGTTGCAAGCGTCTGAAGTATTCAATAGATTCACTGTTGGTATGTTAGATGAAATTCTTACTGTTCAACACCTAGGCGTTCGTAGAGAAGATATCAACAATAATGTAGTGCCATATAAAAAGACTATCGTTTTTAATCACCGTCCAGAGACATATAAAGACTATAAAAATTTCATGTCAATCATGAAAGAACTGAGAAAACAAAGACAAGATTTTGATGTATGGGTTCCTCTGCTTGAGAAATCTACAGAAACTTGGATCTCTACACAAAAATTTGACAAAAAAGGATATTATAAAAAACTATCTGAATGTTGTGTTGGATTTTCACCTAAACAACTTTATGGTGGATGGAGTGTTTCTACTACAGATGGACTAATGAATGGTTGTCCTTTTATCATGTATGATTCTGACTACTATCACGAACTAAATCCTACAGCTGATTTCTTTTATGACAATGGTGAAGCGATTACATTGTTGCATAAGTATCTTGATGATCCTGCATATCGTGCAAGTAAATCTATGGAGTCATTAGTTTATGTGGAAGAAAATCTTTTGTATGAAGATGAGATTCAAGTGATGAGTCATTACATTGATGGACTAGTTGGTAATCTAAAAAGCACTGAATCTGAAGTAACAGAAAAACTTGTAAATTTAATTCGCACCAATGGTTCTATGACAAAGAAAGAATTATTTGGTGAACATCTTGGTTGGGGACGTGGTATAAAGTATGGACCTTATCGTCGTGCCTTATTGAATCATCCAAACATTTATGATACAATGGACTCACAACCTGAATATTGCTGGGTAGACTAATGAAAGTAGAACTAAAAGATTGGCTTAACAGCATCAACACATCCAAGACAAATCTTATTGATGAAGATCCTGATCTGGAAAAAAAGTATCCCCCATTCATTATCAATCGATGTTTGTCTGGACATCTCGATACGATTCTTCTTGCTAATGAAATGAATGTTAATAATCACTTAAGTCCTAAGTTACAATATGACTTTTTTATAAATATTGTGAGACCTAAAAAGCGCTTCGCGCCTTGGTTACGGCAAAACAAACTCAATTCACTTGAATTGGTAAAAGAATATTATGGGTATAGTGATGAAAAAGCACGAATGGCTCTTAAGATTCTGACCGACGAACAAATTGAATACATCACTCAAAGAATGGATCGCGGAGGAAAAAGATGAGCCCTGAAATTGAAGTTAAATGGACGCCAGATCAGATGATAGAAGTCACTCTGAATGAACCAGATGACTTTTTAAAAGTTCGTGAGACACTAACCCGTATTGGGGTAGCGTCACGTAAAGAAAAAAAATTATATCAATCCTGTCATATCTTACACAAACAGGGTAAGTATTATATTGTTCATTTTAAAGAACTTTTTGCTTTGGATGGGAAAAGATCAAATCTTTTCGAGAATGATATCCAACGCAGAAATAGAGTTACACAACTCCTGCAAGATTGGGGTCTTGTAAATATTGTAGACGCTGAAAAAGTCCAGGACTCTGCACCTTTAAGTCAAATTAAGGTGTTGTCTTACAAAGACAAAGGAGACTGGACTCTTGAAAGTAAGTATAATATTGGTAAGAAGAAGACTAACTAACAGTCATTAAATACGCTTCCAACTTGAGAACCGAGTGATGATCCTGCTTTCTGTCCTAGAAGCAGTGCCCATCCACCCATCAACCATCCCACATAGGGGATGCTAGCGACCGCTGGGACAGCAACTCCAGCAGCAATAGCACTACCTGCCATCGCACCCTGAGACCGTGCTCCAGCGTCCGCCGCGATACACTCTGCGCTTGCACCTGCTGTCTTTCCCACTTCACCTGTTGCACCCCCTAGGTTGCGAGTACCTTCACGAGTGAACTGATCACGGCGATATTCAGATCTGACTTCAGATCCACCACCAAACAATCCTCTCTTTTCTTTATCAACATCTAGAGACCTTTCGGACTCTAGAATCTTAGGATCGTCAGCACGGAATTCAATCTCATAACCATCCTTACCTGCCTTAATCCTATAAGAAGAATAAGGACCACGGGGCATGTGAAATGTAGGAGGTTGAATCACAGGTTCAGGTTCCTGCCTGAAAACATATCCAAGCAGACCTATGTGTGCTACAACAAATACTCCACCAACTGAAGCGGCGACGATCTTAAGTTTATTCATGATTAGAATGGCATGGTAGGACTAGGTACAG